ACGAAGAAGTAGGCCCGGAAACCACGGCTCCCTTCGACGGAGATCAACCCGTCCAGGACCAGGATATCCAGAACCGTTCCGTTCTCGGCCGCGGTCCGGAAAGCCTGGTAATCCGCGGCCACGTCGTCGCAGCGGACCATCGCGGTGAAGGACATCTCCTTCTGGGTCGGGTGATACAACTTGACCGGGGTGGCCCGGATGCTGGTGTCCGCCATGTCCCACGGCTGCGACGGGGTCAGGTCGCGGACGTGGTCCGACAAGGCCCACGTCGGGGTGCCGTATTTCGACGCGCCCGTCGCCGTGTTTCGATACAGGCCGGACGTTTGGCCCGTCTTGACTCCGTGTGCAGCTGGCATGATCGTGCTCCAGTTATTTGTCTAGGATTTCGGTGAACTCGAACCGCATCTCGGACCAGAACAGTTTTTTCTCAGTCAACCTCAAGTCGTCGTACACGGTCACATCGCCCGCCGTGGTGAACAGTCTGCGAGCCCCGTCCACACCGAAAGACAACCACTGGTGGGTGTAGTCGAGCTTACCGAAAATCTTCGACTCGCAGAACTCCACCCGTTCGTCGATCCACGTCGCGGTCGGCTCACCTGCCCCAGTATACCGATCGGCTACAATCACCCCGACACTGTAGGTCCAGTTGTTCTCGCCGCGGGACGCAGGCAGGAAGGAATACTGAGCGGGAAACAACCACACGTATCGACCGACGTCCTTGGACAGGTCCAGCGGAGCGAGGTACAGCCGGGCGACCGTCGCATCCAGCGGCGACTCCAGGCCTGCTTCCACGGCCGTCACCAAGGCGTCGCAGACGGTGATGATGTTCGCTGGCATCACTGCACCTGCTTCGTGTGGATGCGGTACATCGCGTGGGCCGGGTCGGACCACCGCCAGGCCGGCTCGCCGGTACCGGGCGTCAGTACCTCGTACACCTCTCCCGTGTCCACCACCCTGTCGCCGATCGCGGGCTCGCCGAAAAGCACCAGGTCGGTGGCGAGAATCAGATAGTCACGGTCGCCGAATTCGATCTTCGGGCCGCCGTCCTGGATGCTGGCGAACACCGTCCGGCCCTGCATCGCGGATACGGTGACGGTCGTACCGCCACGGGTGTAGGTCACGGTCACGCCGGCGGCCAGTTTCGCCGTCGCGGGGAGCCAGGATTTCGCACGCCCGAACAGGTTCACCTGCGCCCCCAAGTTTGGCCGAGTCGAGAAGTCCGGGACCGTGGAGTCGAACCACGAGAAGCGGCGTATGAGACCGCTGTGAGTACCAACCCTGTCCCGGATGATCGCGAGCCGGAGCCCGCGAAGCGATATTACTGCTGCATGATCCGCATCTCGGCCCGGTCGAACAACACGGGGCCGGCGGTCGCGGTGCCGGCGGTCTTCTCGATGTGGGCCATCAACCCCAGCGGGCCGGTGGCCGCCCCCAACGTGAACACGCTCGACGGCAGCACGAGCGCGCCGTCGATGTACAGCTGCACATCGGCCGGGTTGCGGGCGTCGATCCAGAACTCGACCCGGTTCGCCACCGCGGTGCCCGCGGTGATGTTGATGGTGGTGTCCGTCGCGTTCACCTCCGTGGTGCCGTCGTCGCTCTCGGCGAGGATGTCCAACGCACCGCCGTCGATGTGGAAGAACACCGATTCCGTGATCGCGTCGGCGTCGGTCGCGCTGGTCCCGTTGGCCAAGCCGAAGTTGATGTCAACAGCCGAGGTGCTACCGTTGGCACCGAGACGGACGACGAATTCCGCGATGGGGTTGGCGGCCACCGCCACGCGGTCCACGCTCAGCATGTCCACGGATTGGGCTTCGTTCGTCGCGGTGAGCGAGAGGCCGGCCGACTTGCCGAACTTGACAGGCAAGCCGAACCCGCCGGCGGCCGCGGTGCCGGTGGCCACGGAGAGGACACCACCATCACCGTCGAGCAGGTCAACGTCCGGACAGGGCTTGTTGTTCAAGTTGACCACACAGGTCGTGTCGGCCGACGCGGCGTCCCCGACAACCGTACCCAGGTAGAAGTCCCGGTCGTTCACCTTCCGGAAACTCACGGTGTTGGCCGAGAAATCCCAGAACGCCTTGCCACCGTCCAGGAGGACCATGGCGGCCGTCTTCAACATCGTGAACTGACCGACAGTCGTCGGGCTGATCCGGTCGCCGGCGGCGGCCCCACTCGAGCCTTGCAGGACGGCGGCTCGGCCGTCAGCCATTTGCAGGATCTGGCCCGGGTCGGTGGCCGCGGCAACGGTGACTCGGACATCGTCCTTGGCTCGCAGGTAAATCGCTTCGCTCATTTCTGTGTCTCCTTATCGCGCCTGGTGACCGGCCTTCGCCGGGTCGGGATCGTCACTTGGACGACTTTTTCGCGACGGGTTTTGGGTCGGACTTTTTTTCGTGATCGTCTTCGGCCGGCGTTTCGAGCGCGGCGGGTTCCGGTAGCGGGGCGTTCGGGTCCAGGTACTCGGCTTGATTGCCGCGGAGGAGGGCACGGTGGCTACCACTCGGTACGACCATCGCCGGCACGACGTCGCCGTCGTGATAGAAGACCCCCTCGACGACAACCGGTTTCAAGAATCGCATGAACATGGCTCGCTCCCTCAGTGACGGGCCGACCAACCTTTGGTCGGCCCTGGTTCAGCTTGGCGTCACTTAGGCGCTGTTGCGTTGGATGCCACGCCAGTCGAGCGGGCACACCCCGATCGCGATGCTGACGTCCCAACCCATCCCGAATCGGCCGTCTCGGTCGTAGGTCCAGGAGCGGGTCTTCGGGGCTCGGCTGCTGCCTCGCAGGTAGCCCACCTCAAACGCCGGGACCATGTTGGAGGCGAGGTACCAGGTCGAGGCGGAACCGACGTAGGCCAGGCCCGTGGTCGGGTGGCTGACGCCGTTATCGAGACGCTTTTCCGGGGTCGGGAACAGGCCCCAATCGTTCAACGGGTTCCGCACACCGACCTGCGTCACGACGCCGGCGGTGCCACCGACCACGATGGTCGGGGACTGGGTGAGCTGGACGGCCAGGTCACGCAGCGCGAAGGGGACGATCAGGTGCGACGGGGTGACGTCGATGTTGACGCCGTTCTCGCGGATGGTGGCCATCTCCGCGAGGCTGGCGGACAGGTTCGCCGCGTTCAGCGCGACCGAGGTGTTCGCGTTGCCGTTGGTCACGTTGAACAGCGACAGGCCGGTGGCCAGCAGCGTCGGGTTGGCCAGCAGGGTGGCGTACACCAGGTTCGGTCGCAGGCGAGCGGCGGCGGCACCGAACTCCTGCGGCTTTTGGCCGATGGCACCCAGCGAGTCGTTGATGATCGCGATCTCATCGAGCACGAACTGCCGGCTGAACCGCTCGACTTTGTAGGTCTCGACGGTGTCGGTCATCGTGTCGTGGTCGGCTTCCGCGTTCTCAGGGTGCGGCGACAGCTCGCTGCCCTTCTCCACGCGGGGACGCTCGTTCAGCTTATAGTCCGGGACGTCCTGCTCACGCACCCAACCCTGCGTGGTGTCGGGGGTGTCCAGGTAGGTGGACAGCAGGATCGCGTTCATGCTCGTGGTCATCACGTTCGCCAGCGACGCGCTGCTGAACGCGGCGCGAATCATGTCGTCGCGGTCGTGCGGCACGTCGCGGCCGGAAGCCCGGAGGGCGGCGGAACAGACGTCGACGGCAGACAGCTTGGAAAAGCGGTGGGCCTCGTCCATGATGCGGTTGCGGTTCGCGTCGTTCAGGCCGGCGCGCAACCAGCTCGGGATCAGCCCGGTGGCGGACAAGGCGCCGTAGCCCTTGTGGTCCAGACGACCACCGGCCCGGAGCAGCATCGCCCCTTGCAGGGCCTGCAGGGTCGCCCCGCCGTTGCCGCGAGCGTTGCTCGGCGGGGCAACCAGTTGACTTCGCATCGCTTGCACCTCCGAGCGGTTGGTGTCCCACCCGGCGGACACCGCGTGGGCGGCCACCTTGACGGGCTTGCCACCGACGAACATGGTCGGGTTACCGTACTTTTTGGCGATCGCCACGATCTGGCTGATGCGGACCCGCTCGGCCGCTACCTTGGCGGTGGCGCGGATTTTGGACTTCTTGGCGGACGCGTTGGCCGGCAGCTTGTCTTCTTCGTCTTCAACCACGTCACCCTCGGCCGTCACGACGACTTCTTCGTCGGTCATGGCTTCGGCGTTGACGGGGAGTTCGGTGGTAGCCGGCTCTTCGGTCTCGGTAACTTCTTCGCCGTACTCGTCGTCGTACAGCTTCTTCAGGTTGGTGCCTTGAATCTCGGTCAGCATCGTCTGGGCTTCGGTGTCAAAACCCATCGAGACGAGCCACTCTTCGTAAGTCATTTCAGACTCCTTGGTGCGTTTGTTGGAAGCGACGACGGCCGACGTGTTACCGTCGCCGCCAATGGACACGAACGAAATCTCTTTGAGTTTCAAACCAAAGGCCAGCAACGCCGGACCTTCGTAGGTGCGACCGTTGGCGGCGAACTGTTCACCCTTGTTGTACCTCTCGATACGCTCGGGGTTGCCGCCGACACTGGCCTGCCACTGGAACCCGGCGTCGGCTCGAGCGATCACCTCGGGGCAGCAGTCGTCAGCCTTCCCACTCGGAGTGAATACCCCCCGTGCGATCACCGGCGGGAGCCCGTTGCTCGCCGACACCGACTGGACCTGGCCGACGGGTCGGGACGGGTCGTGATCGAACAGCGCCGGGATACGCTGGTTAGTGGTGTTGATGGTCGAAATGTCGATGACGACAGGCAAGTCGAACCCGTTGATGTCCATCGCTTCGCCGGTATACGCAACCAACTCGAAGCGACGAACGGGCGAGTCCGGGGCGGTCGGAGCCACCGAGACGGCGGCAGTCAGAGTCAGCGGTTTTGGCTTCATGGTTTTGCCTCCTCTTTGCTTCGTTGGGCGGGCACCGAACTGAGACCGAGCTCCGTGGCCAGTTTGATTTCCATCGCCCGTTGCCGCATGACGTCTTCCCAATCCTGTCCGCGTTCAGCACAGATCTCGGCGAGGGTCGTCGTGTTGTTCAGCAAGTTCGCGGCGTCCGCGTCGGCGTCTTTCGACGGGTCGATCGAGACGATACCATCCCAAAACCACGACCAGGACCAGTCTTCGAGCGGCGGCAGTTGACCCTCCAACCCGTACACGCGGACCGCCTCGGCCGCCCACCGCATGAACACCTTGTCCAAGAACCGATTTACCATCCGCTCCCGCTCTCGCCGGATGGCCGAGTAGTACAGCTGACGGTCCAGACGGGCGGACGAGTAGTTGTACCCGCTGCTGTTTCCCGACACGATGTTCAACGGGACGTTGGCCCCGCGACCCACCTCGTTCAGGATTTCAGTCTTGAATCCGCCGTAAGCGGTGACCGGTTGCTCGGCCTTAAACTGGCTGGCCTTCCACCCGGCGGGTAGCGTCAGCAACGCGCCGCGGACCAACGACACCGTGTCCATGCCGGCAGGGTCGAGTGCGTTGGCGTCTTCGCCAGTCGGCGCATCCGTCTCCATGATCCCGGCCATCATCGCGGCCATTTCCGCCGCGCTCAACGTCGCCAAGGTGTACCGACGGAGCTGGGCGAACAACGGCAGCGCCGCGCACATCCAGGGCACGCCCCGCGTCTGACCGGCCCGCTTCGGCTTGTACCAGTGGCAGACCTGTTGGTCCGGCACCACCATCGTGTCCCAGGACATGATGAACCCGACACCGCCTGGGTGTCTGGTCAACATCGTGTACTCGACCGGGTTGCCGTACTCGTCGATCCGGATACCGTCGGTGTGGAGCGGGTCGAGCCCGAAGTCCCACGGGTCGCTGACCTGTTCGGCCTCGTACAGAGTCAGGTCGAGGGAAACTCTCGTCCGGCCGTCTCGCAACAAGCCGGGGTTGTCTCGCATAACCGCGAACCCTTCACCGTCGCGGACGGACGCCGCCTGGAGCGTCGTCAAATCCTGGGCGAAGTCGCTGGCCGCGGCCCATTTCGCCCACAGCGATTCGATCAGGCGACCCATCTTGCGGCTGTCGTCGCCGGGAATCCGCACCTGCGGTCGCGGACCGGAGCCGACCACGTCGCCCGCGATCGTCTCGATCAGGCCACCGTAATACCCGTTGTTGTCGGCCTCGTACCGCGACCGGTCGCGAAGCAGCTGACGGGTCGCGGAGTCGAGCTGAGCGTTCGGGCTGTAGCTGTCGGCTGCGTTCCAGTGATTTGCGTTGGCTGTGTCGTAGGTGGCGGCGTCGTACCCACCCCGGACCGGCTTGGTTTGCACCACACGGCGGGGCGTAAGGACTCGGCCCGTGATCCGGGATAGCAAGGTCATCCGGTGGTCCCCGGCGGGAGAACGCGGGCGATCCGTACCGCACCCCAGCCGGACTTGCCGGCAATGGCTGCTTTCGTGCGGCGG